CCAGAGGTATCTTGAAGATATTGAGAATCTTGCCAGTATTAACTGCCGCCTCTTCAGCAGTTATCCCGAGCACGGAAGACATACGCGCCACGGAATCCGTGAACTGCTCGACCCCCTGCACCCCATACCTGCCGAGACCTTGCTGCCCCGCAGCGGCGGCGATCTTGGCAAGGTCCGTGGCGGAAACGTCCACTTGCGTGGACATAGTTAGCAACGACGCACTGAGTTGGTCGATCTGCGTCTTGGTGAAGTTCGTAGTCTTGGCTACGTTAGCCAGTTCCCGCTCGAATTCGGCGGCGGCGATGATAGGCGCGGCGGCGAGCTTAAGCCCCGCAAGTGTCGCGCTGATAGCCCCGACAAACCGAATGATCTTCGACTCAAGCAGCTTGAACTGCGGGCTGAGTTCATCCTTGCCACGGATGACAATATCGATTTCGCTGGAATTACTCGCCATTCTTAGCTCCTGCTACAAGGTCCAGTAACAGACCGATGTGCTCCGTCACGGGGCTCTCCTTCGAGAACAGACTTCCGACGACCGTAGTCATGTCTGTTACGAAGGCTACCCGAGCACTCGCCTCGATCTGCTCCACCGCATCTACAAACATCAGGAACTGTGTGAGCGTGTACTTCCTGATATCCGTGAGGCTATGGCCTTTCTGCACGAGCCTGTTTATCGACTGATTCAACCAGAGCGCTAGCCCTATTTTGTGGCCTTTCTGCTGGCCGTCACCATGCCTGGGAGAACTGCGCCTTGCTTGCTTGCCCACGACTTGATGAATGCCATGAATATCGGGCGCAAGCTCTGGGTAAAAAAACGATAGTTCAGCAAGAAGATGCCCCCCGCTATCAGCGTGCCGTCATCGACACCAAGCTTGCGAAAGTCATCTTCCGTAATGTCTGTGAAGGACTCGACAACCAACGGCAAAAGCCGAAAGACAGCGGCGAACAGATCGGCCATCAAGCTGCTGTGGTCGAACGCTTTGGCGATAAGCTCATCGCTGCTCAACTCACGTAGGTCAACTTTGCTGGGGTCTGCCCCCCGCGCAATCGCCATCTTCTGCGCGTGGACAATGGAGTCCACCAACTGCGCAAGGCGCGAGCCGTCAAGACCATCGACAACCCCACCGAAGAAAAGCATGATCTTCGGCAACTGCTCCATCGTCGCCGGTCGGATCGTTACAGTGCGGCGCGTACCCGGCTCAGTCCCAGCAACCTCGATCTGGTTGCTGCCACCGTCGAAGATCATCGTTGCGGCCAGATAGAGGTCTTGGCTGCTTGTGTCCTGGGGGGCAGGGGGAGGCGCGACGGCGGGGGCCGGTATAGGCGGGACGCCAGTAGTGCGGGTGCGGGTGCGCGGGACTTTGGTTGCCATTGTGTACCTTTGCCATTGACAGATAACTACGTGATAGGGCCGGATTCCCCCGCGTACCCTTCGTAGGTCTGCCACCTGATAAAGGACTTCGACGTATTCGGCCCCGCTTTTCTAGCCTGCGTATTCTGCCTGAATTGCGGGCACAAAAAAAGAGGGAGGCCGAAGCCTCCCTCTGTTCGCCTACCGACGCGTTGAAATCAATTTCAAACTGCGATGCGCCGCTCGCGGAAGTACTGCGAGAGGCCAGAGCCGACGATAGTCAGGTCGGGCAGGATGTTGCCGTTGAACTCGCCTGCGCCCAGTTCTTGGTTGATGAACTCCAGGCCGGTGAGCGGGTCGAAGGCCGCGCGCGGGATGTCGATCATGCGCAGATCGCCGTTGACCGTGTTCAGGCCCTCAAAACGCAGGAAACGCTCGGGCGGGGTGCCGGTCGTGAACGCTTCGATCTTGTCGTGGCCGAGGTGATCGTAGTCCACGGTAACCGGCGTGTCGTCAGCGGTGATGACCGTCGAGGTCGCCAGAATGTAGACCGTGCCGAAGCCTTCGTCGATGGCGAAGTCCACACCTTCAACGAGCGCGACAGAGCCCGCCGTCTTCGTCACGTCGCACGAACCGGGGTCGATATTCGGGTGCGCCAGCGGGATCGCCTTGCCCTTCGTGGCAACATGCGCCTCCCCGGTAATCGTCGCCCCGGCAACCGCGCCGCTCTCGCCGTACAGGCCGGAAGCGAGGGAGATGAGGTCAAGCGATTCAGACGAGAACTTGAAGGTGGCGTTCTTCTCTTGGATGATGGTCAGGTCGATGAGACGACCGCCGGACATGGACTCCTTGTGCTCGAACTTCGTGGTGGCAATGTCAATCGTCAGAGACGTGACGTTGCCGACAAAGACCAGATTGCTGAGTGCGCCGGTGCTCTCGTTGCGGTCGCCGATTGCGAGGCGACCTTGCCCGGAGTAGTAGTACGATTCAGGGATGGGACGGACGGATGCCATTTGGGTGCTCCTTGGTGGCTTGGTTTACTTCGTTTAAGTGGGACCGACAATCGGCATGGCTACACGCCACACCTGCGAATAGTACAACATCGTTTCTGTCGATTCCGTGATGTTGGGGGACTCCCTCACGAACGCCCAAGTCCTGTTCGTGTTGTCCCCCGAAACTGTTGAACCCAAAATGCCCAAACGAAGAATCGTTAGGAGCTTCGTTGCGCTGTGCCTCTCCGTGCATTCCGGCCCAGTAGGGACAGCCAGAATCACTGTGAATATGAAGTCTACCGTCTTTGCTGCATTACTGGAACCCACATTGAGCGGTGCCTTCGGATTTGACACAACGGCTGTTGGTTCTGCCCCCGCATACCCCACCCCCACTGCCAGCTTGCCGCAAAGGTCGGACTCCAGCTTCTTCTCAAGATCATCAAGGCTGAAGACCCCCAAGATGGCCGGGGAGATTCCAGCGGCAGTGTAAGCAGCGGAGGCTTTGGCCCCCAGGTCTGCCTCCATCCGCTCCACCATATCCGCGTCTACATTCAATCTCGGGGTAGTCATACGATTGCCTCAAGTTTCTTTGCCTTGCGGCGCATCAGGGAATCTATCGCCTTGATATCAAGTCTGCCTACACCGAGGAACCTACGCACTGGCATTCCGCCAAGTCCGAGGTTATGGGCCTTACCATACTCGGCGATCTCGCTATCAGCGATGCCGATCCGCACCCCCGCGCCAGTAGTAGTGTATGTAGCACCCTCACCGCCGCGAATGAGCTTGATCGAATTGCGAAGGTCCCCTGTTCGCACCAGTATGGCCCCTTTCCCGTAGCCCAGGCGTCGCTTGGCTGCGGTGGTCGCCTCCTTCAGGTCAGGCCAGGGAACGTTGTCCGGGGTGACTTGCCTGTCGAACCTCTGCAATGTACGACGAAGCAACAGTGCTCCGATTTCCTGCGTGAGTTTTGGTAAGGCGAGGTTTTCCCTGATCGTCGCAATGCGCCTGGATAGGCGTGCAGCGCCTCTGACGAACGGGGTGTCCTCTGCCATTCTGTGGCTCTACATGCGGGCGTCAGCCCACACCATATTCGCGCGGGGGCGTTGGTACTTCTCATACACGCGGGCCATCAACTCGCGGTCCAGCCCCGCCAAAAGCCCAGCGATGGATACCCCCTTCGGGATTTTCGGCGTCACGTAAACGCGACGAAACCAAGAGACGAGATAGATCGTCGCTACGTCCTTCATCCAGCGTGGTACGTCGATGTAGGTATCCGTCGTCGTGTCCACCTCGAATCCTGACTCGTATTCCAGGGAGTAGTACCCACGATCCCATTCTTTGAAGTCGAAGGTGCCAAGCTCCGTATCGAGCGAATTGGCTACCGGCAGCGCGTCTTCGTCGGTAACTACTACACCGTCTTCGTCGCGTAGGGTGAGGGGGGTATCTGTGAGGTACCCATTCGATAACCTCACCGATGTTCTGACAGGGCCGTAATCCCCCTGTAGGGGCATCGCCTTTAGGTAGAAGCGATCAATGTGCGTCCCCCGCGTGAGGGAGTTGACATTCATCGCACCTTCCACGCGTGGTGTTACCCCGGAGAGGATCGATACCAATTGCGGGTCATCTGCATCCGGGGACCCCGCGCCGCATTTTGCGCCGATAGCCATCGCGGCGTCGGCAGGACTGAGAATCAGCGGCATAGGGGTCTCCGGTATTGGTTACGCTGCGGCGGTGGTAGCGGGTCTGCGCTGGCGGGTGGCGGGCTTGCTGGCGGCAGGGGCGGCGTCTTCGTCGTCGTCCCGGTCCACCTTGCGTGCCGACTTGGAGAAATCGAAATCCGTCTTCACCGTGTCGGAGCACTCCTCCCAGTACGGCAAGTCTTCGCCCTCTTTGTCTTTGCGGGACCCGAGGGCAAGCTTGGCGGCGTGGTCGTCGCTAAACCGGCAAATTTGCCCCTTTTTGACAATCTGCCCGTCGGTGGCTGCGCCGATGTACGTCGAGAGGGACTTGAGTTTCAATACCTTGCTCATTGAGTGTTCCTTTACCTGTGTGTTTTGAAATTGATTTCAACCTAGCCGGGACCCGGCTGTACACATTATCCGCTATCTAATGGAAAAAGGGCCAGAGGTTTCCCCCCGGCCCTCTCGTTCACCGACCGGAAAGGTCAGATGTTTTCGAGCTTCACCGTCGCGTCGGCGTCATCGATCTGGACCGCGACCCGCATCGTGAGCACGATGATGTACTCGCGCGAACGGATGTCCTTGTCGGTCTCGACCGAAATGTCGCGCCGGATGCCCCAGAGCAAGTTCTTCGGGAACGTCACCAGGCCGGTTGCGCCGATGGAGTCGGCGGCGAGCATCGGGGCACCCTCGACACGCAGGCCATGGGCCGACAGCGGGATGTCATTCTGCAACGCCGAGTCACCGTAGCCGGTCTGGCGCTTCGACACGTTCTGGCGGTAGCGGATGGTGTTCGCCACCGAAACGAATGCACGGAGAGCACCGAGATTGCGCATGTACTTCTGCGGCATCGCCAGCATGGCGTTGGCGAAGAGGTCTGGGTTGATCCCCGCGCCGAGGTTGTCGGCCACGTGCGCCGTCGAGCGCTTGAGCCAGCCGTTCTGCAATGCGAGGTACGCGTCCCCGGAGCCATCGTCGCCCCACAGCCCGAGTTCTTCCAGATCGATGGCCGCTTGCTGCGCGATGAGCCGCATCACGTGGGCTTCCATCGACATGCCCTCGATGTTGTCCTCCAGCAGTTCGTACGGCAGGCGGATTTCTGCGATCACTTCGTCGTCGTTGAGTTCGATCTGCGAGGTTACCGGCGCGGAGCGGTCTGCCTTCAGCACGTAACGGTCATTGCTGCCGTCACCGTTGGCGCTGCCGGTCTGACGGGCAGCACGCAGGATTCGCGTGCCGAAACCCATGCGGTTGATCTTGACCTTGCCAGCGCCCATGCGGATCACACGGACCTGCTTGAGGATCGTCGGCTCATCGAGAACCAGATCGATGAAGGCATTCGCCTGTTCCGGCAGCAGCAAGCCGCCATTGGTATCGAACTGCGCAATGGTTGCGTCAGCACGGGCCAGCAGTTCATTCTTGGTCGTCATGGTGGGTTGCTCCTTGGATTGACGAGGTTTCTAGTGGGTTGCGGGACTGCCGCGTTACTTGCGACGACCCGCGACACCCGGCAGGGAGCCACGGAAAACGTCTTCGGTCTTCTCCTTCGATTCGACCTTCACCGGCTCGGGCTCGGGGCTCGACCGAACGATGGTCGTGCCTTCGAGGGCGTCAAGACGCTCCACCAACGGCTTGACCACCTCGGTGAACGCAGTCGTGAGGTCCGAACGCGTGAGCGCGGCGGCAGGCTCGGCGACAGGGATCGCCACCGGCTCGACGGCAGGTACAGCGGGCTTGGCCGCAGCGGCAACTGCCGCATCGATCATGCCCTGGATATCCGCGCGGGTGAGCGCGGCTTCGGTCTTCGGCTCGGTCTTCGGCTCGACAGCTTGGTTGGTAGCCGTGCCGCTTTCAGTCGCTTTCGTCATTTCTTTCTCCTGTTGAGGGTTTGCGGAACGGGCCACCGACACCAAAAGCTGGCGCGGCAAGCTGTCCAATACTGTACCAACGTAGTCACCGAACTGCGCCAAGGCGCGATTGGCAAGCTCTTTCCGAACATCGAGGGGGAGGGAACTGTAAAGCAGGATGTCATCGAGGACGTTCCGCAGCGTGTAGATGGAGTCGTCCATCTGCTCGTTGAAGGTACGTCCAGCCAAGGACGCCATGAAATCCAGTTGACCCCACCCCCAGCTTCCGTAGGCCGCTTCGCTGATGATTGCGACATAGCCTGCCGGGATGCTGGCCGTATCCGCCCGAACTACCACAGCGGTTACGCCATCTTCCAGAACCATCCGCCGAGTTTCCTCTCCGTCCGGTACTTCACTACGTCGAACCACGTAGCATTCGCCTGGATTCTGCGGTTGTTGAACGTCGCCGTCAACACATTTCTCTTCAGACCACCGCTTCACATCCTCCAAAGTGAACTTGGACGAATCGAATTCGACGGAGGCGAGCGCGATATTCGGCTTGTCCCCCGGATTCGTGGTGGCAGTGCCCGCGCGGGCCACCGTTGCAACCAAGCCTTCAGCATTCAGCTTGATCTGCATGGTGGCGTCTTCTGAAATTGATTTCAAATCCCCGCGCGTCGCGGTGAAGACCCCCTCGGCCTGCGCCACCGTGTACCCGGTGAGCCCGTACAACTTGAGCGATTCCATGACCGTGGCCTCATCAGTGCCCTCCGGGAACGAAAGACGCAGGACAGGGTTCGGGTCCGACCGACGCGTACGCCGGATAACGGGGTGACTGGGGTTGCTCATTAGGGGTGCTCCTTTGGTGGGTTCTTGCGGGGCTCCATCCTCACGGATGATCTTGAAGCCTACGCTGTTCGCTGGACTCTTAACCAGGGTCAGCATCTTCGGTTCCTTGATACGCACCAAGTTACCTTCTTGCAGCGCCGCGTCTACTACAACGGCGTCCCCGCGTCGGATGCCCCGGGCGCTGGTGACGCTTCGTGGTTCGTTGTTTCTAGCCGACACTGGGTTCTCCTGGGTCAATAGCAATAACTTGGTAGCGATGGTTGTGTTCACCGGCACCGTAAACGCTCAACGACTTCTCAGTCGTCGTGTGAGACACGATTCTATGCGAATGTCCATCAGTTTCGCCAGTTCCGCCAGAGATTGGGCGATTTAACGCATTCAACAGGACGAGATAGGTATGAGTATGACCGTCAAGCGGGTGGGGTTCTGTCACTCCAACAACCTGACGATTCCGTAGGTTCTGGATAAATATCTCCGTCATGTAGCATTCCGCCAGGAAGCTGAATCCGTTGATTTCCCCGTCGAGCACTTTCTGCCAGAGGGTATCATCAATGATCTTCATGCCGATAACCCACGAACCTTCGATGAAGGTGGGGTCCCCCGCGCGGGCAATGAACGACTCGACTACCACAGCTTCTGTATTTCGTACATCCACCTCGTCGTGATCAACGTCGATGCCGTAGCCGCGCAGGGCGTACTGGTACGCGAACTCCTCTATGGTCTCGCGGGTATTGATATCGCCGAAAACATTAGGGACATCGGGGATAAGTAGCTCGCACATCACTATGCGCCGGTACTCCCCGCCGCCCCGGCGCAATACTTTGATGCCCATCATTGAGCCCCGTTTTTCGGTCTAGCGGGGCCTACGTCGCCCTCGCTCTCGGTATTCTTGACCGCCTCATCCTTGGCGTTTTGCTGGTCGTGCGTCGCCGTTCCTCCATCGGGGGCCGCGCCCTGCTTCGCCGCGAGAATCATCGGATGATCCATCCAGTCTTCGTACCCCTCTTCCCCTCGGGCCGGGTATTCTGGAATCTCCATTTGCAGGAGAGTATTCGCCAGTTGCTGGGCAATGCGCGGTGTGAGCGCCCCCATCACGTTGAGCGCCGTGAGAGTCTTGATGACCATCTCAGGCGACGTGATCGACGGGGTTCTTGAAATCAATTTCACGGTATTGATTCGCAAGCCCCGCACCCCGAAGACAAGCTGGTTATTCAGTATCTCATCGATTTGATTTCGGGCAGGAGAGAAGACCTGTGACTCTGCCACAAATGCGGAAGTAGACGCAGTGGCGAAATTCACATCCTGGCTCATACCGACCGTGATTGGTGGGAGGCGGAAGGCAGATCGCACCTTCGCCATATTGGCCTCATCGTACGCCTTGAACAGGCCATCGGATTGTCGCGTGTCGGACAGCTTTTCAACCTTCAAATCGATACTGGAGTTCTTGCCATCCAGAGAGTCCCCCTCTCCAACCGCCTCCAGTAGCATGATCTTGTTCTGGCGGCGTTGCCCAACGTCCTCCTCGTTCAACGCACGGGTAAGCTCCCGATACGATTGCTGGGTGAGACGGCCATTCCCCACCAAGAGCATCATCGGGGGGACAGTGTTGTCCTGAAAGTACCGCATGTTCACCTCTTCCGCCTCGCGCGAGCCGATCACTGAGGGGAGTTGGTTGATCCACTGCGGAACCCCGTAGGGCTCATTGGAAGGGCGCTTGAAATGCAGAATCTCCGTGGCAAGCCGGGTCTTGTCGAAGCCGTCTTGGCCCTCGAAAGCGCCGTTAGTGCAGTCCATCCTGCGGGGGTCGCCGAATTCCCGGAACCACACATATTTCCCCTGGACGATCTGCACGAAGCGGCGGAACTTCCGGTACTCCTGCACAACCGTGACGCGTCGGCCCCGCTGTATGGTCTGCTTGACCAGAACCTCGGTTTGATCCTTGACGCAGAGTCGGGTGAATAGCGCAGGACAGTGACGTAGAAGGGAGAAGTCCCCCAGAGCATCCCGGATGATTTCGAGAAACCCGAAGCCAACTGCCTCGCGGTCACGTACAACTTTGTCCATAACTGCGGACAGAGACTCCTCCGTATTCGCATGGTCGATGAACGATTGCAGTTCGGCAGCCTCGCCGTCATCCTGCTTGCGCCCCCGCATTGTCGGGCCTACTTCCCACCCCGCAACTACGGTGTTGGTGGCGTACGCATCGATACACTGCTGCACCATGTTCGACTGCTCGATAAGCTCGAACAGGCGGGGGACGTTGTACGGAGTCGGCAAAACGATGGTAGCGCCTGCCTGGGAGGCGAGGGATAGGAACTCATCGGTAAAGACGATTTGTCGGCTTGTGCTGTCATCCCCGCGCGATACTTGGAAAACGGTAGCCCGCGCCGATACCTTGTTGATGCGGGTTCGCGTACTACGGTACACCTTCCCCGGCTGTGCTTTTGTCTGTGCCATTCGATAGCCCTATCGTTTGAATTCGTACCCGCGCGATACCAGCAGATCGTTGACGTTGACTGAACCCTCATGCGTCTCGACCACAAGGACTACAACCCAGCTATTTGTGTTGCGGCTCACCACAGTTATCTGCGCTTTCTTACCGCGCACCAACATGCGTACATAGCTGCGTAGCTTCCCTGCCTCCGTATCCCCGTTGGCGTTGATTGCAGGCGGTGTATCCACGCCCGATAGCCGCAGTCTCTGCCTCTTCCAGAGATTTTCCACCCCAAGGTCCACCAAGGCGATCAAGTCGTCGCCAGAGAATACCTCACGTACTTCGCATGTGTACACCACTGGCGGGGACGACATTGAACACCCTTTCGTATTAGACCGCCGCGATGATAGCGTAGTTACGGAAATTTGGACACAAAAAAGCCCGCTAATGCGGGCCGATGGCCTTGACAGGCCGGAAAAGTGTATGCGGGGTTAGCTATCGTCGTCAGTTTCTTCGCGCTCCACACGTTCGCGGGTCTTCTTGTGGAATGGATTGGTGCCCATCCTGAATGGGTAGAGGGCACAGCCGAGGACCTTGCACTCCGTGATTTCTTTCAGGGACCCGCCGCTACACTCGACGCAATTCGCGCGGATAGCGGTAAGCGGGTTGTGCACCTTCGACTTGTACCGCGCGATGGTGACACTGGGCTCATGTATGTCCCCGTCTGCGTCGCGCAGTGTGCTGGGGGGAAGGACGACTACCGGCTTCACACCGAGTACCCCGCGTCGAACTGCCCTCTTCTTGTTGGCGGTCGGCGCGATCACCTTTGAAACAATTCGCTTGCGGATCAATTCTGCCATTTTCACCTACCTCCTATCGGATATGTCTTCAACCAACTACAGGGCAACCCCCCCGCAAATAAAACCACCGAAGCACGGCTGCGGTGACTGACTGCCTGCACGTAGTACCTATCCTCATCCAAGTAGACACGTAGGTAGGCTGGGTCGAATTCGCTAACCCCCCGGGGAAGCTTTTTACCTACCTTTTCAACCAACTTGTCCGAGAAACTGACATAGCAATAATACTGCTTATCGGAGGCCATGCATACATGCACCGTGTTCGATACAAGCCTATACCGGCCCGACAAAATAGGGCGGCGACAAGACCGCAACTCGTAGTTCTTCAGTTCTCTACTCATCGAAGTCTAGCGTGGTCAACGCATCGTCCACGTTAAGTGTTACCTCCAAAAACCCCTCGAACTCCCGGGTTTCCACCCTCGCCTGAGAAAGTTGGCAGTGTGTGGCCGCGACTGCGTGGTGTATATCGATGTACTCAGGCAACGCAAGTGTGAACTTGATCGTACCCTCGCGCCAATCATTCTCTGGGTCGAAATACGGATTCAGATGCGAGACGTACCCAGCAACTATTGACGCGCGGGGGATGCCAAGCTCAGTGATGAGCCAGTCGTAGACAAGCCCTGCGGCGGCGAAGCTGTCCTCAACCGTAGAATGATTGAAGGACGGTACATTCTTGGCCCCTTTTGAAATTGATTTCAAATCGAATAGCCAGTCGCTAACCATCGTGTACTTGCTAACGCGCATATGGTGGTACTGCCGTCGCCCGCCCCCGTGGTAGGTCGGATGCCCCGCCCCCTCCCATGGGTGCTGTAAACCCGCCTCTTGGAGGCTTTGTAGCGCCCTGCTGCGGGCCTGCTCGGTGCTGTACTGCATGTACATCGGTTTGACCTTCGGTCGCCCCGCATAGCGGTTCTCGTAGAACGCCTTGCGTGGTGCCCCGGAGGCACACTCCCGGGCGGATATGGCGAGGCAAAGGTACGGGGACTCACTGTAGGTGATGAGCCGGGAATAGGGGATGTCCAAGTAGTCGATGGCGTGGGCTAGC